ATGAAGTAGACCTTAAAGATTTTGTGCTTAAACATATCTTAGAACAAGGTTTGAGTGAGGATGTATATAATCTTATGACTTCAAATATAAAGTTCTTTAAAAGGGATTATTTAAGCATGATTGATAGCAAAGAAATTAAAGTTTTAAAAGATACAAAAGACACTGCATACTTATTTTACGAAAATGGTGTTTTAGAAGTTACTAAAGATAAATCGGAACTTAAAAATTACTCTGACTTCAATCTTAATATTTGGGAAAATCAAGTTATAAAAAGAAAGTATGTAGATTCAGACCACCATCATTCAGAGTTTAGAAAGTTTGTTTGGAAAATATCAGGTGGTTTTGACTTAGAAAGCACACCATCTGCAGATGAAAAAATTAAATACGATTCTGCAGTTGATAGATACAATTCATTTCAAAGTGCTATTGGATATCTAATCCATTCCTACAAAACATCTGGTAACAATAAAGCAATCATTCTTAACGATGAAATGATAAGTGACTCACCAAATGGCAGAAGTGGTAAAGGCGTATTTTGGAATAGTCTTAAACACATGAAGAAATTGCAATCAATAGATGGTAAGCAGTTTAAATTTGGTGGTGACTTCCCATATCAATCTGTAAAAACTGACTGCCAAATATTGGTGTTTGACGATGTAAAAAAGAACTTTCAATTTGAGAATTTGTTTAGTGTAATTACAGAAGGGATTGATATTACATACAAAGGAAAAGACACTATTAAGCTACCTGTTGAAGATTCACCAAAGATTATAATATCTACTAATTACGTTTTAAAGGGTAATGGAGACTCACACGATGCACGAAAGTTTGAATTAGAACTATCCACATTCTTTAATGCTAATAATACACCATACGAGTTCTTTGGGCACTATTTGTTTACAGATTGGAATGATTTAGAGTGGGCACGTTTTGATTGCTATATGATTGAATGCTTAAAGAAGTATTTAAACAATGGTTTGGTATCTTATAAATCAATATCTTTGCCTGTTAAAAAACTTGAAGCGGATTTAGGGAAAGAACTATTTGAATTTTGCCAAGAATTACCAAGAAACGAATGGTTGAGCGGTCAAGAAACCTATGATAAATACAAGTTTAGTTTATCAAAATCATTTTTAGCGAAGTCAAAAAAGGAAGTAACTCAATCAATTAAGAAGTATTGCCAATTTTATGGATATGAATATGACTCACGTTCACCGGGAGGAATGTTAAAGTTTATGATAATGGAAGGAAGTATTAACAATAAGGTAGAAGATGACATTTGGGATTCAAACGAACTACAAGGATTATGACAATAGATAGTATAATAGCAATAAAGAAGATTGATAGTATCATATCTAAATACAAAGATTCTATGGAATGGATAAAAGAAAAATATCCTAATAGATATGATTTATTTTATAGCCTAGAAGAATCTATAAGCAGATTAAACATAGTTAGAACAGATATAATTATGTACGACACTAAAATAGAAGCAAAAGAATGGATGGAAAGCTAAGTAATATAATAATAGATGCAGAAATTGAGAAAGTAAGCAATTCAATGCAAGAAATCATAGATAAGTTTCCTGAAAGGTTGGAAACAATAGGAAAGCTTAATTTTGTTTTAAAAGACTTAGAAAGCGTTAAAATACATTTAAACTATTTAATTAAGAAGTATGAAACAACAACAAAAATTATTTGATGATATAGAAGATATTTATCAAAGTGAATGGAAGGGGATGCCAGAGTTTAACATGACTCCTGAAGTGCCTATTTTAACAATTAAATTAAATTTTAAAACGAAAGAAGATATTGAAAATTTTAGTGAGTTAATCGGTCAAAAAATAACTTTTAATACCGAGAATTATTGGTATCCTAAATTAAATAGAAAAGCATTTTCAGAAAAAAAATATCACGATGAACCCTAAGTATCCAATTTATATAATAAGTAAGGGTAGATGGAAATCAAGACTTACAAGTAAGGCGTTAGAAACCATGAATGTTCCTTACAAAATTGTAATCGAGCCACAAGAATATCAAGAGTATTCAAAAGTAATTGACAAAAATAAAATACTAGTATTACCTTTTAGTAATTTAGGATTAGGTGGAATACCAGCGAGAAATTGGGTATGGGAACATTCAATAAGTGAGGGGCATTTAAAACATTGGATTTTAGATGATAATATTAGAGCATTTAGAAGATATAATGATGACATTAAATACTTAGTTACATCGGGTACTATTTTTAAATGTGCTGAAGATTTTGTAGATAGATATGAAAATATAGCAATCGCTGGGTTTCAGTATAGTTCATTCATGGCTTATAATAGACAGAAAAGACCTTTTACAATAAATACACGAATTTATTCATGTTTGCTAATTGATAATAGTATTGATTATAGATGGAGAGGAAAATATAATGAAGATTCTGACTTATCTATTAGAGTGTTAAAAGATGGTTATTGTACAGTTTTATTTAATGCGTTCTTACAAGATAAACAAAGTACAATGACTATGAAAGGCGGGAATACAGATAGTATTTATAATACAGGAGATAATCGCATGGAATTCGCTAAATCACTTGAAGAACAACACCCTGATTGTGTTAAAGTAATATGGAGATTTAATCGTTGGCATCATAGCATAAACTTCAATTCATTTAAAAAAAATAAACTAATTCGTAAAAAATGTATTATAATAAAAGATGGTATAAATAATTACGGTATGATTTTAAAATAATTATGAAAAAACAATTAAGACATTACCAGCTTGACCTATCCAAAAAAGCTGTTGATATACTCCGAGATAAGAAGATAGTGTACCTTGCTATGGAAGTTCGTTTAGGTAAAACTTTGACCGCTTTAAATACTTGTGAATTATACGGCGCTAAATCGGTTCTATTTGTGACTAAAAAGAAAGCAATAAGTTCTATTGAATCGGATTTTGCTAGTATGCAATTTTCTTTTGATTTAGTAATTATAAATACAGAATCAATACATAAGGTCAATGGACAATTTGACGTTATTATAAGCGACGAAAATCACAAATACGGAAGTTTCCCAAAACCAAGTAAAGGTGCTAAAGAATTTAAACAACGATACTCACATTTACCTTTGATATTCTTAAGCGGTACACCGCATCCTGAGTCATATTCTCAAATATACCATCAATTTTGGATTAGTAAGCATACACCATTCTATCAATACCCAACATTTTACAAGTGGGCTAGTGTATTCGTAGATATTAAAGTAAAGCATCTAGGTTATGGAATGATTAAAGACTACTCTGGAGGCAAAAAAGAATTAATTGAACAAGTAATTAAACCTTATATGATAACATACACACAAAAAGAAGCTGGATTCAGCTCAACAATCAACGAAAAGATTATATACGTTGAAATGAAAGAATCAACATACGCATTAATTAAGCGATTAGAGAAAGATTTAATCGTACAAGGGAAGCAAGAAGTAATACTCGGAGACACATCGGTTAAATTAATGAGTAAATTGCATCAATTGTATTCAGGAACTATAAAGTTTGAAAGCGGAAACACTGCTGTACTAGATTATTCTAAAGCAATCCGTATTTACACAATGTTTAAAGCTAGACAAATTGCAATATTCTACAAGTTTAAAGCTGAATTAGACGCTTTAGAATTCATATTTGGTGATACACTAACAACAGATCTAGAAGAGTTTAATACAACAAGTAAGTCGATAGCTTATCAAATTGTATCTGGTCGTGAAGGAGTCAACCTTAGTCGCGCATCTTCTTTGGTTTACTATAATATAGATTTTAGTGCTGTTTCTTATTGGCAAAGTCGTGACAGGTTAACGACAATGGATCGACTAGAAAATAACGTATACTGGTTCTTTGCAAAGAATGGAATAGAAGATAAGATATATAAAGCTGTAATGAGTAAAAAGAACTACACACTAAACGTATTTAAAAATGACTTCAGAAAGTAAGATTCAAGCAAGTTGCATTACTTATGCTAAAAAGAATGGGTGGTTTGTTCTAAAAGTTATTCGATGTAATGTCAATGGTTTTCCTGACGCAACGTTTTTTAAAGATGGTAAAACATTTTTTGTTGAATTTAAAACAGCTATCGGTAAGCAATCAATTTTACAAGAATACGTTGAAAGTGAATTGATTAAGCAAGGATTCAAGTATTATCTTATTCGAGACTTAAAAGAATTTCAAAAAATAATTACAGAAATGTGATTATATTATAATAAAATAGTTATATTTGTCATATAGAAACAATTTAATATTTGAATTATGAGTTACCCAAGTCCCTATTTAAAAGCAAAATTTAAGACTAATTATGCGACAGGAGAATGCGAATTAGTAAAAGAAAGCATTGAAGCAAAAGCTAAGAAGTACGATGAGTTAATGTTAACCATCCAACAAATGGAAATTATGTATACGAATATGTTAGATAAATATCCAAGTGTAACAGATATTATCCAAGAAAAATTAAACGTTTTAAAATTAGTAAAATTATGAAGATAGTAGCAGATTTAAGTGAGAAACACGAAGCTAACCTAAAGCAAATTAAAAGGCTAGGTTACATCTTAAATGAAGATGTAAGAACAAAGCCATGTCAAGTTACCTTAGCAATGGACATCTTACAATACTTAATGTGGGAATTTAGCGAGTCAGAACTAATAGAAATAATCTTAAAAAATCAAAACAATGAAAGAGCATAATATCGATGCGATGAAATATCGTAAACATTCGCACCTTGCCGGTGTAGATGTGGCAATAATTACAGCAGAGAAAGGTAATTGCATACTTACAATCAAAGATGCTTATTATTCTAAAGGTGTAGATGTAAGTGGTAACAAGACCGATGGTTACTTCCTAGAGTTTGAAGAAGATGTTATGGACATGGTCTGTAATAGCTCTAATCGTAAAATGATAGCTAACAACTTGGTACTAGAGAAAGGATTATCACTTTTGGATTCACGTAATATAGGTAACTGGATTGGTACTAAGGTAGAGTTACAATTTGATGACACTATACGAATGATGGGTAAAGTAGTTGGAGGCATTAGAGTAAAAGGAATTAAATTACTTCCTAACCTAGAGCCTAACACACCAAACTTCGATGCAGTTAAGAAAGCATTACAAGGTGGTAACTATACAATAGAGCAAGTTAAAACAAAATATAACGTGACTGATGCAGTTGCTAAATTATTGAGTGATGGAAAATAAGATATATAGACATAGAGCAAGTCAGTCAGGCTTGCTTTTAACAAACGGAAAAGACGATTTAAAGTTAGGTGCGTCAATGATTACTTACTTAAAGAAATGGTATGCAGAGCAGAAGTCAGGAGTACGTGAGGAAATAGATTCAAAGTATTTCCGTAAAGGTAATATGTGCGAAGATGAAGCTATCGACATTTGTGCAGAACGTTTTGGATTAGGTATACTTGAAAAGAATATAGTACATTTTAACGACGAGCATTTTAATGGGACTCCAGATGTTATTACAGATGAGTTCGTAATAGATACTAAATGCTCATGGGACTACGTTACGTTCTTAGATGCTATTACAAGTCCAATCAATAAAGACTACGAAGCACAATTACAAGTGTATATGCATTTGACTGGTATAAAGAAAGCGAAGTTAGTCTATGTATTACTAGACACACCCGCTGAAAGTAATTTTGGTAACGACATCTTCTATAGTCACATGCCAATAAACGAAAGGTTTTATAGTTTTGAGTTGGAATATGATTCAGCTATGATTGAGCAAATGCAGAACAAAGTAAATAATTGTAAAATATTTTTAAATGATTATGATGCAAAAATCAAATTATTACTTGGATAAAAGAGATAATACTATTGTCACGTTATTACTACGTGGCAATGGTTTTATCCGAGTTAGACCACATAAAGGA